GTCCCCTTCACCGGTGAAGGGTCTGAGATTACTGTGCACCCCCGCACAGGTCTCATAACAACGCGTTAGATAGGGACATGGATAGCTTCGGAATTGAGTTCACTATCAAATCTGCGACACAAACTCGGTCCCACACTGACTGGATATCTATGAGAGCCTTCCTTAGGCGAATACGTATATTGGGTAGTGTGTTTATGTCCGCTTTGCGATGTATTCCAGTAGAGCAAGCTCTACTGACGTACACCGCACGAAGATCAGACGACACACAGGCCAATATACTAATTCGCTTCTTGATAAGCCTCGCGATATTCCAGAACTGTGGTTTTCTTTCCGTATTACAAGGGCCACGTCGGCGTGTATAGAATGACTTGCAAGCAAGTCGGCTATGCCACGTGTCCATGGCCTTTGTAATTCGGGTGAAACCCACAGGTGGGGAAAGAGTAGGGTCAACGAAACGATAGTGATCCAAATCCGAATATTCCAACAAACTCCCTACAAACTTCACATTTGCCAATGACCAATCCCCACTTGACACTTTCCAAACCGAGCTGAAGGTCATGAGATGAGTGAGTGCGCCTACGATGGACTCGTCCGGATCGACCGTATCTGTCTCGAGGCCCGCAAGGGCTTCTCGACAGTAACGACCGAGCTGGATTACGGCCAACCTTAAGCGATAATCACTCCGTCTCACAACCTGCAGCAAGGTATGGTTCGTCGCAAATCCTCCCCCTCCGAGCCAACCGGGTAGATCGGGGTTGAGCCCGGCATCGTAGTAATCCTTGCGTAGTTTAGCATGGTACCGGTTAGCTATCGTTACAAGATAACGATACCGAGCCGATCCATGTTTGACTGTTGCAAGGGCTGCCACGGTGCCTGGCCCCGCCCCCATCCATCCGGGTACGTCTCCGAGGAGCTGACCTACTGCCACACAGTCGCGTGTAGTAAACGTACGGTTACGTCCTGGTTTGGCTGATTTGGTGATGATAGGCACCCCTACAAAGATTCCCGAGCGCCTGCTCGTGATATCTTTATGGGGGTGCACATCAGCACCCGATCGCTGTAACCAGACCGTGTACCCAACATTTACCGCACGCGGACATGCGGTCACTAGGTCATCTCCACAAACACGTACCTTGTCGACAAGGAAGGAGAAGATTTGCAGATAACCACAGCGATTATGCCAGCTAGTCCCTCTCTTTTCTGGACAGCCCCCGTGGACCTGCTTCGCCTTTGCAGTTCGTTCTTCGGTCGCCTCCCCCCGCTCCCCGGGAGCCTTAAGAGGTACAGGATGGAAGGTCCCGGCTTCACCAAGTTGCTTCTTCTTTGCTGCAGGACAGTAATAGAGAAGGTATACACTACGCGGGTTACATGTGAGATAATCGGCCCATGAGAGAACTAATGCAACTAGGTTGACGAGATTGAGCATAAGCCAAGTTAGACACCATCCCATTCCCACACCCCTTCGGGTGAGGAAATGAGT